ACATCCGAAGGGTACACGCACATGGTGGGCGATGGGTCTTGCTGAATGGCCCAGCCCAGCATATTTAGCAGGGCCTCTGTGCCTCCTACCTGCGAGGGCTTCACGAAGATGATTTCCTCTGTTTCGTAGTTGCAGAGTTCATCCATGATCCCGGCGAGGTATGGGGTCTTGTCATTCCGCCATGGCCCCGGCATGGCCGATGATTTGGAATCCAGCACCCGGTATTTTTCGGCCCATTCCGAGACCGTGATGTTCTCCGGGGGCTTCAGGGATTCGAGGGCCGCTTTTTGATAGGGCGCTACCGGGTATTTGCGGAACCGGGGGCTTCTACTTCTTGCCGCCATCCTGCTTCGATACTCCCGCCACTACGAAAGCGACCAGCAGGTTGCGGATTTTTTGGTGCAGTTCTTTTTCGATCCGCCGGGCTTCCAGCGGGTCGATGTATCCGCTGATTTCATCCGTCAGCCGGGCCGGGAGGCTCATGGCAAAATTCTTGAAGGTCACGAAGAACCGCTCATAGTCCATCGTGACTTCCTCCACCGCTATGTACTTCCCGGCGGCGATGTCGGTTTTCAGGCGGTGCAGTTCACCCTGGGATTCCTTCAGGGCGATGTCCGCTTTCATCTTTTGCTCCCGAAGTTCAAGCTCTTTTTCGGAGCGGTCTTTGCCGTATGCCTTGTCCGACAGGTATTTGACATACTGCTGAATGGTCGGCACGAGGTCATAGCGCCGTCCGTCCACCGTTTCGGTTGTGGGCAGGACACCCTCCTGCGTCAGCTGCTGGATGCGGCGGACGGTGACGCCGAAAAGCTGGGCGATGATCTCCACCCTGTAAAGTCCGCCCCCGGCCACATTTCTGTTGTTGTCCAAATAAAGGACCTCCCCTCGTAGAATTTCACGCTGAAGCTGTTCTATGGTCATGGCTCACCGCCCCTCTCCCTGAAGGGCGGCTTTCCTGTATGGCTCTGCGCCGGGTTTTTTGTTGAACGGGATAATCTCGGAAAAGAGCTGTATGTACTGTCCGACCAGTTCCCGGTCTACCGTGACTACCGTGTTTTCACTCCGTGGATTGGTGTTCACATTGGCGCTGGATTCGATGAGGCAGTCGAACCGTTCCCCCTCGATAGCCATCACTTTGGAGTGGTTGCGGAAGATCACCAGCCGACCGCCGCAGGCTGCTATGAAATCCAGAACGGCGGCGTAAACATCCGGATAGCTCCCTTTGAAAATCTCACCCACGAAAAAGTCCACCCGGTCAATCATTCCCCGCTCATGCCACTTGCGGAGATCCTTCACATCCTCACCGGCCATGCACCAGGTGGAAATGGCGGCATATTTGATGTGCTGCTGCCGGAGAACCATCTTGAAAAAGGAGAAGCTGTCCACATCCCCGGAGCTGAAGCAGTGGTAGCAATCGCCCTCCCTGAAATGCCAGTCGATGGCATCCTCCAGCGCCTTTTCGGATGCGGCCTTTCTCCAAAGCTGCCGAGCGCCCATCCGGTGGGAAACCTTGATCCCGCCCTGATCGGGCAGGGTGGCCGGGGCCGCTTTTTCCTGTTCGGGAATTCCGAGCGCTGCGCCGAGGTCGAAACCGTCAAGCGTCAGGTTGTCCAGCTCATTCATTCAGCAGCACCGCCTTTTTTCCGGTGTAGGCTTCCCAGCGCTGGACGATCACATCCACATTGCGCTCATCGTACTCCATGAGATAGGCTGTCCGGCCCAGCTGTTCCGCCGCCATGAGGGTGGTGCCGCTCCCTCCGAAGAAGTCACCGACCATCCATCCCGGTTTGCTGGAGTTGTTCATCAGCCGCCCGACCAGCGGGATGGGCTTCATGGTGGGGTGCAGGGCATTCCGGGCCGGTTTGTTTTCAAAGTGGACGGTGGTCAGGTCTTTGTACTGCCGGATGTAATTTTCGATGAAAGCCAGAAGTTCCTGCTTCTTCATAGCTTTGAAGTCCAGCTCATCTTCCAGCAGTACGGTGTCCTGGGTGCGGTCATTGATGAAATAATGCGCCGCCCCCTCTTTCCAGCCGTAGAGAATCGGCTCATGCCGCCATTGGTAATCCTGACGGCCCAGAACGAAGGCGTTTTTCTCCCAGATCAGGCATTGTGCCATTTTCAGCCCTGCATCGGCATAGGCTTGCCGGAATTGGAGGCCGGTGCTTTCGGCGTGAAAAACATAGATCGCGGCACCGGGCCGCATGGCTTGGTTCATATTCTGGAAAGATGCCAGCAGGAATTTGTAAAAGCTCAAGGCATCCATGTGGTCGTTTTCGATGGTGCTGTTCGCCCTGCTGCCCTCTTGACCGAGATAGCTTTCCAGAAATTCCGTCTTTGCGCCGTAGTCCACATTGTAGGGCGGGTCGGTGATGATGAGGTCGAGCTTTGCGCCGCCCATCAGCCGCTCCACATCGGCGGCATCGGTGGAATCGCCACACATGAGGCGGTGCCGGCCTAACTGCCAGATGTCCCCCTTGCGGGTGGTAGGGACATCAATGTTCTTTGCGGCTTCTTCCGGGTCGAAGTCATCCTCTGTGGCCTCTGGCGGAATGTCCAGTTCCTGAATCAAATCTTCCAGGTCGGGGCGCTGAAAGCCAGTCACCGAGAAGTCATACCCTTCGAGGTCAAGCTCCACCAGCAGGTCTTTCAGGATGGCGTTGTCCCACTTGCCGGTGATTTTGTTCAGGGCAATGTTCAGGGCTTTTTCCTTTGCCTTGTCCTGAATGTCGAGAATGATAACCTCTGCCTCGGTATAGCCCAGGTCCATCATCACATTGCGGCGCTGGTGGCCCTTGATGATGGTGCCATCGCTGTTGATCACGATGGGATCGGCGTACCCGAATTCGTTCAGGCTGTTGCGAATTTGGATATATTCCGGGTCATCCGGGGTCAGTTTCTTGCGGGGATTGTACTCTGCCGGCCGCAAATCAGCCAGCTTCCGCCGTTCAAATTTCACGGCCAGCCCTCCTTTTTTGGCCCCGGTATGGGGCCTGCGTAACGAAACGCCGGGAAATTTTTTGATTTCAGGGGAAAAACCGTCGGGCCTTCCTCGCCCCGCAGCCCGTCTTGGGGTTTCCTTTCGCGCTCTGTCTGCTGCCATCTGTGCATGAGGGAGCGCTGTCGCTGCTTGTCGCTGTGAATGTTTGCCTTGTGCTTATGCTCTTATAAAGCAAAGGCCAAAGCCTATTGAGTACAGGCTCTGGTCTTTGTTCTATGTGCTATGCTGTATGGCCTATCTGTACACGGCCCCCTCTGTGCGCCGCACACAGCCTGCACGGTGGCCCTCTGTTCTAATGGGTACACTTTCCCGGCTATGCCTCTGCTGTGGGCTGTTTTTTCCACAGGAAAAAGGAGGCGCTATGCCAAGGTGGGCCGTATAAACTCTCTATAAATCCAGCCCCTGCAAAACAGGGCCTTTGCCGGGGCGCTTATATGGGGGTGCTTTCTGTGGCCTCTTTTTTCAGGTGCATGGATTTCTGAAAAAAGCGGGGCTGAAAATCAGCCTTGCTGGTATGGCGTATCCATGGGAGCCGAGATTTCCGGGGCTTCGCCAGCTGTGGCTATGCCGGGGGATTTTATCCTCGAAAAAATCCGGCGTTGAATTCTTGGTGGAAACGGGGCATAAAATTCGGGAGCCAGTTCCTGAAAACTGGCCCCCGGTGTCATTTCTGATTTTCGCCCATCGCTTTTCCCGAATCTCTCAGGATATATAATAGCACAGATGAGCGGGACATTTGGGACAACTTTTCATTTCTCCGAATTTTTCAGGTATCTGTAGCACATCTTTTTCGCGCTGTCCCCGGTGTTGCTCCCGATTTTCCCCGCCACCTGCTCCCAAGAAAGGCCATTGACAAAGCGATAGGTGAAAATTTGCCGCATGAGGCTGTCGCTGATTTCGCTGATGTACCGTTCCAGGCGGATTCGCTCGAAGATGCACCGCTTTCGCTTTTCCGCTATGATGTCCCGGAGATCAACGATTTCCGCTGCGTAAAGGCTCACCTTGTCCACCACGCCGGTGCCGTGCGGCATCCCGGAAAGGTTCATCCCTCCGGGCTGGAGTTTTGCCTCCAGTTCCTCCAGACAGCGCTCGTCCATAGCGATTTCACGCTGGAGGTAGTAGAGCTGGGATAATTCTTTCAGTGTCATGGCATCCTCCTTGGGCATTTCCCGGCCTCTATTGCCGTTTTTTTTCGCTTGGGGCCAGAATGTAGACCTTGCCGCCGATGCACCTGATTTTCTGCACGACCTTGTCCTTGTCATCCCAGTCCCGGATTTTAATCCCCTGGCTGTTCAAGACGCCGATCATCGTGTCAATGGTGGCCACAATGGCGGTAGTGGGCAGCTTGGCCATCGCCGCGTTTGCCATTGCCGCCGCTTCATCCATCCGCTGCCTGAAGCCGCCCGGTTTTTGTTTTTTCATCGCTGCACCTCTCGTGTAAGTTCAAATCCTGCCAGAAACTTTTCTATGAGTTCCTGACCTGTGAGGCCAGTCACTTTTTCTAATATCAAGAGTGTTTCTTCCGCAGAGTTCAATCGCTGTAGCAGATCTCTGTGAACCTGTCCTACATGAATCGCGGTTTTGGTATGTTCGGATATTTTTTGCTTTATGATGATCATTCGTGCATCTTCTGGAAAAGAAACCACAGCGGCAAAGCCCCCGGCGGCGTTGATCTGCTTGATGGTCTGTTCCTGCAGCTTGGTCAGCTTCCCGATTCCGGGCCGCTTGACCTCGAATCCGAAAAAGCGACCGTCAATGATGGCGCAGATATCCGGGATGCCGCCCCGGCTGTATGGACCGGCAGCGGCTTTCCAGACGAAAGCGCTGGGGTAGGTATCCTTCAGCCATTTAATGATTTTGGCCTGATAGAAGCTCTCTTTGTGGGATGTAGCAGGTGTCACTTTCTCGCCTCCGCTCTTTTTAATAGACGCATGGACGAATTCCCGGATATGGCTCACAATTTCCAAGAGGCCCCTCATGGTGCAATCCAGAGCCTGTACTCCTATCTTGAAAGCTGTGAAGACTGGTATCCGAATCGCTTTATCATCCCAATACTCCGAGGCTCCGACCTTTCTGGGCCGGTTCCCGAATTCCTCGATCCAGTCCGGGAGGCTTTCGTTGATGGCATCGAATTCGAGGCCCCATTTCCGGCAAGCCTCCACAGCTATCTGAAGGAGCGGCCCTTCCCGGCAGGTCCAAAGAATAAGGCCAGCGCCGCTTTCCTGTTCCCGCTTTGCCAGTTCAATGACTGGCCAGTTTGGCTTCCCGATGAACGGGAAGGCATCGGTGCAGATGCACCCGTCAAAGTCGATTGCTATGGCCTTTCTCATCATGCGCCCTCCATCAGCGAGGGGGCTTCCTGAAAATCCGGCTCCCCGGTGACCGGTGCATCGGCCCACTCCCCGGCGGTATCCGGTGCAGGGTGGTCGGTGAACAGCTCCCGGTTTTCCTGTTCGCTCTCCATGAACCGGCTGGCCATCATATCCGCTGTCTGAAGGGCAAGGACGGCGGGATACTGCTCTATGCTTTGGCCGACCGCCGCATCGTTGTCCCTGTCCCCGTTGAAGCCCATATGGTGCCAGATGGCGTACATCTCTTGATTGGTGAGGGAGGTGTACTGCTTGATGATCATGGCGCTCTTTGGGCCGTGGCCCAGCGGCATCCGGTCGTTCACTGTATAGAAGGGCACCTTCTCCCATCTGCCGGTCTGTTCGTTCTTCACATTCCGGGTGCTGGTTCCGTAGAAATAGGTCTTGCAGATGTCGTGGAGCAGGGCCATGATGGTCACGCTCTCATCCGGGATGGTGTCCACCACTTTCCCGGCGGCGAGGTACTCCCAGCAGCTTTCGCTCTGGTTCCACAGCAGGAGGCCCCGCAGGGCATCCAGAACATTGAGGCTGTGCTGAAGCAAGCCGCCGGGGGTGGAGAGGTGATACTTGGTGCTGGCCGGGGCCGTGTAGAAGTCGCTCTTTTTGATGTACTCCATGAGCTTGTCCATACCGGGGCGCTGAATCTTTGCCAGTTCCGCTTCAAAGCGAGAGATATTCTTTTCGTTGTTCATGAGTTCGCTACCTCCATCATCAATGATTTTTCCAATCCAGCCTTTGGCCGCAGTGGTAGCAATAATCAGCTATCCCTGTTCCAGTAAATGTGCCGCCGCAGGAGGGGCATCTGTAATCGCTGGTATATCGGATTCCGCCACCGCTGGCCTTTATGGGCTTTTTGGGGGTGTGTTTCCCGGCCAGTGCTGCTACATCGCTGACGCTCAGGCCGGTATCTTCGTAGGCGGCGAGGCGGTCAATGGCAAGGCGGAACCGCTTCATCAAATCTGACCGTGCTGCATCTTCGCTCTGGTATGCGTCAGCCATTTCCAGTGCTGCCCCGGTTGGGGTTCGGATTGTCATTCTCTGCATGGTGTACCTCCATTCTTTCCAGTTTCTAAAAAAGGCGCAGGTTTAAGCTCTGATCCAACATATCCCATCGAAACTTGGGATCATCTGGGATGATGAAATGCTCATCTTCCATCTGAAACCGCTTGTCATAATCATGGACCGTATGTCCGCTTGATGTGAAAGTGACGGGGCTGTCATTGTCCCACTTGAGCATGAGCGCCCAGTATTCAGGATAATGTTGGCGCAAAAGGCGGAGTTGCTGAATTCCTTGATTATGACAAAACCAGCATCCACCTCTGGCGCTATAGGTGTATATCGGAGAGAGAAGCCCGTTAGCTTCGCACCACTCCCAACATTGCCGCTCCGTCCATCCCGCTTCTACCAGAGGGCTTTTCTTGTTTCCTATCAAGTTATGAAACCTTGATGGTTCATCCGCCGCTATCCCTATGTAGATACAATCTGCACCTTTTTGGGCTTTTCGTAATGCTGCTACTTTTAAATCTCGATTGCACCAAGGGCCTTTGATAAAGGGGAAGCCTCTGTTTTTTCCTGTCCAGTCGCCATTTCCACTTTTTCGCTTGGTGATTTTCTTGTAGAACAGCTCATGGTAAGTGCTTCCTGAAGTGATATGTTCCACCCTGATTCCCCAGCGCTTCTCAATGATGGCATCGGCTTTTTTCTTGAATTCAACCATGGGAGGAAGGTCTGCTGGGATGGTGTCGGTGGCCCATACCTCTGCATGGATAATCCTGTCAAGCGGCCATCCGAGCTGCTCGATGGCTCCGAGGCAAGCGAGACTGTCTTTTCCGTATGAAAGGCTAAGGACGCATTCCATGTGAACCTCCTTTGTGAAACCGCCCCGCCGCCGGGCAGGTGGCCCAGTGCGGTATGTACCCGATGCCGGTGGCCCTGTCTGGGCTGCCGTCCAGCTCACAGGCAATCACCTCCCCATTGGGGGTGACGATCCGGCGCTTGCCGCCAGCTGTCTGCCGGTAGGTCACCGGCTCTGGATCACAGGGCATCGCTTTCCCGGTGGCCGTCTTGATCCAGATGATTTCCTTGCCGCATCCTCTGCATTTCGCCAT